GTTTCGATGTTCTTTAATCCCTTTACAATACTCATATTTTTCTCCTTCGTGTTTTGTTTTTAGTTTAGTATTAGTTCAAAGTGTTTTGCAATTGCTAGAATTGCCAATAAAGACCACATAATATTGAACCAAATAATTGTGGGTAAAGTCTTTACTGTTGATGACCATATTAAAGCCAGGCTTGAAACCAAAGCAAATATATAAAGCCACCAAAACTGTTTTCCAAGTAATAGGCCTGGAAAGATAATGCATATCTTTGTCATAAATGCAAAGAATTCTACTGTGTTTGGTCTATTCCAATATGATTTAAAGCGCATTGTCTTTAGTGCTTCTAGCCATTGTGTTTTAAAGTTCATATTTCCCCCAGTACATACTAGTTTAGCATAGCAGATATAGATTTGTCAAACTGAAACTCAAGTTTCTTTATTTCTTCATCATCCATATCGCCAATGTCTTTATATTTTTTATCAAGTCTAACAACAGTAACCAAAGATCCAAGTTTTTCAATTAACTTATCTTTCATTATATTACCAGCCTCATCATTGTCTGCAATTAAAACAACGTTTGTGAAATACTTTTCTAATAACTTAATCTGTGAATTAGAGACATTGGCTCCCAGAGTAGCAACTGCTGGGAATCCTACTTGGTCTAGCCGAATAGCATCAAAAGATGATTCAACCACATATACTATACCAGATGTCTTTACCCTGTGTAGGTTAAATAAAATTTTACCCTTCGGCAATCCTGGCGTATTTTTAAAATCTTTTCCTTCAATAGTTCTTGCAACAAAACCAAGACACATTCCATCTGGAGAATGCATAGGTATAGTTATGGAGTCTTGCTTTTCTGAATAACCAAGAGAAAACTTTGTAAATGAAAAACTATTAATTTTTCTATACTTAAGATAGTTCTTAGGTTTTTCTGTCGCAAGCAATTGATTGTGCAATCGCTTTAAAATTAGTTCATCGTATGGAACAAACTCTGGTGGCGCAACCAATGTTTTATTAACTAACTTCTCAATGTCGTGTTCTGTTTCTTTGCTTTTGATATAGCGAAGTGCCTCAAAGTATGTTCTGCCAGACATATGCATAATTAGTTCTTCTAGGTTCTTAGTTGTTTGGCAACCAAAACAAAAAAACAAACCACTATCTTTTGCAACTTCGCCAGCAGGAGTTCTATTATTATTGTGGTATGGACAGAAGATTATAAAGTCATTACCAAACTCAGCCTCAATATCAATTCCTGATCCTACAAGAACACGTTTAATCTGTTCTTGAGTATAGATATTACTTGTCTTCATAATCTTTATACCTGTAATAGCCCTTGTCAAAATCTACTTGAACTAAGAAGTCACCCATAAAACCATTACGGTTCTTTCTGAAAACGCATTCAATAATATCACTATTTGTTGCACGACCCAAAGCCATAACCCAGTCAGCATCGTAGGCAATCTGTCTTGACCATGCTGTTTGTCCTAGTGTTGGAGGACTGCTTAAATCCTTAACATCGTCTGGAGTTGCAGATGAGATAGCAATGATAGGAACTTCTTCTCCAATAGACATTAGTTTAAGTTCTCTTGAAAGGTTCTTCATTCGTACCGTTTCAGAATCAGCCTTTTGGTTTGGAGACATAAGTTGTAGGTAATCAACAACTACAAAATCTGGACGGTACTGATCAATCTTTCCACGGATAACAGAAGGAGTTACTTCTCCACCTGAGTCATTTGAAATAATATGAAACTCTGGACGACCTTGAACCTTGTTAGCATGCCACTTCTTAAGCATGTCAATCTCAACTTCACCATTAGATAACTTTCGGTGTGACCAAAGACCTTCACCCATAATAGCAAAAATACGATTACGAACTTCTGTTTCAGACATTTCAAGAGAAATAATTAGTGGTGACTTACCCTGCTTCCAAGCCTGTACTGCAAAGTATAAAGCCATCCAAGACTTTCCAATTCCAGGGTACGCAAGGAATACCCCAAGTTGACCTGGCATAATTCCAGAAGGAAGATAGTTATCAAACCCTGGAAGATTGGTTTTAATTCCAACCTGCCCAGTTTCTTTTTGTTGCTGAACCATCTCATAGTATGCAACTGCAGACTCTAGATCTGTTGCATCAATATCACGAATGGCTGATGTATTTTTCTTTAACTCTGAAGTCTTAGTGATTAGGTGCTCAAGTGCTTCTGTTCCGTTACCGCCTTGAACCTCACCTGCTGCATTGCGTAGAATGTCTTTTAGGCTGTCATTTAGATATTCTGTTTGCAATTCTGCTAGATGATGCTTTGTTGCACCTACTCCTGAGATTGGCTCAAAGTCTCTAAACTTTTCTGTAACTAAATCTGCTGGAGGAAGACACTGATTATTTTCTGAATATAATCTAATAAAATTCCAAACATCGTTATGAGTTCTAAGTAAGGTCTCAACATTTGCTTGTAACAATACATGTATTTGTTTATCTTGTAATACTGCAGAAATTAACTTTGCCTCTGTGTTATTCACTCAACCACTCCTTTGCTAATTTCCTGCGCTCTTCACGTTCTTTTTTGTCTTGCTCAACTTCTGCTTTTCCGTTAATAATCTTTTCTGCATTGTATGCAAAGTAATTCCAAGACGGCTCTTGTGCAATACTAAAATAATACTCTAGCATGTCATAGCACTGAGCAATGCCATATGACTCTATAAGGCCATCAGCAGCCCACTGCTCAACGTTTAGATTCATGTTAGACTTCTGCTCATACCTCTGCAGGTAAAACTTGTTAAACCTACTGAGCAAAGCCATTCGGTCTTTGCGATCAGCCATTACTCGTTAATTTCAGACTTTGCTTCTTGAATCTTTTCAGTTAGTTTATCTTCAACAAACTTGTACACACGCTCAAATGCTTCTGCTGTGGTTTCTCCATCACGCTTACTATCTATAATTCCTAGATCAAGTCTAAGTGACTGAAAGTTACCTAGATTAAGCGTATATCCTAGTGTTACATTTACCTTAGTTGAATCGTTTTCCATTACCCCACCCATTTCAATAAACTAAATAGACTCACTCCACACTGGAATAAATCGTCCATCTTCTGTCTTCGTATATGTAAGTATACCGTCTCCCATTCGCCTTGTCAACTCTTGACTAGTAGGAGTCATATTATTTGTTATTAATTTGTCTTTTCTTGGTTGACCAATATGTATAGTTGCCAGTATAGCACAAATCTCTCTAACGTGGTCTTCTGAGTAATAAGCCCTAATCTGAAAACCAGTCTTGCCATCAATACTTGAACCAACGGGTGGTGGAATGATTCCTCGTTTTATTAATCTTGGCATATACTTTCTATGACGATTAACTAACTTAGCAGTCTCTGCAATTGTGTATGCTCTTCTTCTATTTTTTCTAAAGTCAGATCGTAGACAGGTTTCTAATCTATCTTTATTTATATTATAAACAGTTACCATTCCAGTTGATCTAGAACTATGATGAAGTCTTACCAAGTCTCCATTAAGAAACCAAATCTTCTTACCACCAGAAATTACAGGTTCGTTATTATATGCTTCGCTCTGAATCTTTCCTTTTGCAGTAGCCATTTGCCCTCCGCTGTATCGCTAGGTGGATGATAAAACTTTCTATTGCCACACTTTATGCAATATGATTCTAAATGATCAATGTTGGAATGTATTCTATCCACAAACATTTTTCCATTACATTTTTTACAAGTCATGTTAGTTAGGAACTCCAATTGCAATCACATTAACTCCAACTGAGGCTGTTCCTGACGCACCAAACTTTACAATAAAGTCAACCTGAGATGCTGTAATTGAGGAGATAACCACTGAAGTATTCGTTCCAGCAGTTGTTCCGCTTGTATTTACAACAGATGCTGTAACAATAGGAGGAAACTTGAAGTTAGAATAACTAATTGAGTATGACTTTTCTTGGCCAGCGGTTACAGTTTCATTGTTAGCAATCTGCTTAAACTTTCCTACAAACTTAGTATCTGAAGTCTTAAGACTCTTTTTTTCTGCTCCAACAATATCAACATCTGTATAGTTGTAAGTTGCATCAGATATAGATGTAGACAGATCGTTCACTGCTTCTACTAACTGATAAATATACGTAACATCAAGAGGTTGACCTCTTTCTGGTAGTGGTACTTTTGCCATTTCATGCCTCCTGTTAAATTATACCAAAAATATCGATCCAGAATCAAAGACTTGTAATGCTGCCTTTATTTCTTTTTTAGATGACACTAACTGGACTTTTACTTGCACTGTTGTTAATCCCTCACTTAAAAATGAATATGAATGAACTGCTGATGTCCCGTGCCAAAAAAATGGATCTCCATCAAAACTTACAAATACATCATAGGCTGGATGATTATTTTCATCCCCCCAAACTGCTGTAATTATTTCTTGACTTATTGATAGTGCCCCACTTGTTCCAATCACATTGGAACCGTCAGAGTTGTATATTGGAGACCAATGAGATGTTCTGTTTCTATCTTCCGATATTACTCTATATCTCAAATTATACTTTTCAGTATCGTGATCTAATGGTGGAAGAGAAAACTTTGAAATTCGTAATTTTTTTATATTTGCATCAGCCATTAGGTTACTCCGATAGAGAATCTAAATTCAATATAGTTATTTGTGTTAGGAGACTTAATTACAGTTGATGCATCATTGTTCTTAATGATAGAGTATCCAGTTAATCCATAAAGAGGATTTAGTGTTGCAACATTTTCAAGTCTCATTGCATCTAGTGCAACATAATAGTCTGATGTTGGGTTTCCACTCGAATCAAGAACACATGCGAATATCTTTGCAACGTTAACAGAATTCCAAGTAAAATCTTGACTTGTGTAAAGTTCTTGCAACTGCTTTGAAACTACGAAATATCTATTTGTTGCAAAATCATAACCATCTACACCATCAACAATGTCAACCTCAAACCTAGCATATGTTGTTGGGTTTGCATCATCTGTTGCAGAAAAATCAACAAGGATTCTTATTGTGTCTGGAACAGAGACTGAATCTCCATCTTTGTTAACTAGTGAAAAAGCAAGTCTTAACTCATCTGTTGGAGAGTTTTGTGTAAAGTTAACGTTTGGATTTGTTAGGTGAATATGGTTTGAGCCAGGTTCAACTACAAGAGTTTCTATTCCTCCAGAAACAACATCTACAGAAAGTTCTGAGTCATCTCCTTGAATTAAAATAGTATTATTTAAAAACCTTGCTCGCTCATATCTTGCAACACGACCACCCTTATAAAAAATAGAGTTGTCTGCATTTGTTTGAAATACACCTGTCGCTGCAATAATATTATCGTCTTCTGGATCATCTAGAGGTGTTGAGATTGTTGGTATTTGAGTTGCAGCAGTTGCTGTATGGTGAACCCATGTTTCATTTTGTGCAAAAGAAAACACAGTCTTACTATCAAACGCTCCAGCAGAAGGATTAGATCCTGCTGAGTACAGACCTACCTCTGTGATTTCGTATCGTTCTTCTGTTGGTAGTTCTGCGGTTAAAACTATCTTATCAATACCGTTTTCATTTATGAATCCTCTAGAAGAAATTGGCACTCTAAACATTTCAAAATCAAGGCTAGTCTTAGTAGCAAAATCATTTGAAACATCTTCTGTCTGTAATGGCTGTGGTCCACAACCTACTGCAAGATAGGATGCATAGGCTGGGGCTTGACCAAGCATATATTTGCCAATAATACTTTTACCAGTATTAGTAATCATGATGTAATTTCTCCAAAGTTCGCTTCATATATTGTACCATTTATCGCTACCTGAACTTCTATCTGTTCATCACTATTCATATTAATAGTCTCAATAATCAGATCACCAGTTGCTTCTTCTATATAAACATTTAGTCCATTAACACCACTACCCTGCAGTGGAACCTTTTCATCAAACTTAATTGCAAAGTTAGCAAAATATTTATCTGATGTAGACTGCAATCCTAATATATTATTTGGGTTATATCTTTGTTGAACTAGTCCAAGGTTTTTTATTGGACTATATGAAACCTGTTGTCCATTAATAATATCATTTCTAGATATACTTAATAACTCATGTCCACCAATATCTTCAAAAACCAAGTCTGCCATAATTTCTGGAGAAATTGATTGGTCATCAAACAGTATAGTATCTATTGGCGCAGTCTTAGTTGGCTTTGGAGGTGGGCTCATCACAGATGGAGATGATGGAGTTTGTGGAACTGCAGATACCATTTTTATACCTCACTCAAATATACGGTCATGCTTGGTCCTGATTCAGACCTAGCGTATTCTATATTATATACAACAAAACGAGAAGAATCTGAGGTTACTAAATCCAGTCCAGAGTTATCCTTGTAGTCTAGGGTTACAATATCGCCAAGTTGAAGCGTTGGAATAGAAAATATGTTTACTCCAACAGACTTTTTGGGAACCATAACTTTGTTAATAATCCAGTTCATCATTGCTTCTGCATCATCTTGTGTTTGTATATATGTACTATCAATACTAAACTCATTCTTGCCATAAGTTAATCTACTTAGTTTGATTTCGTCATACCGTGATTTTTCAACTAAAGGAGAGTATGTTATTGTACTTCCAACTAATTCTGGGTCTGAAAGATTTCCACGCTTTCTAAAGAATTCATCTACGCTTAGTTCATGTGTAGTGTCTTGAGTAAAAGTAATACCTTGAATTCTTAAAAAGTTTCCAGTTGTTTCATCTAGATTTAATGCTTTGTCAGTTGAATTAAATATCAAAAACTCTGCTCCATATGAGTCTGCATAAAACCCAGAAGTTGTATATCCTTTAATATTGTTAAATGTTGGAGATAGTTTTGCATACAATGCAGGGTAAGCACGGTCATACCTAATATCAAAATATGCACACTCACGCATAATTGAACCAAACTCTTCAAAATACATGTCATACTTTGGTGGCTGCTGTGAACTTATACCAGAAAGATATGTTGACTGAACTATACCACTCATGGCGTACTTTCTAAAAGACTCTGTAACATCTACTGAGTTATCTCCAAAAACTTGGCCAAGAGTTTGATTTACAGTAAATACTGTGTTTTGACTATAGTTTTCTGATAGAGCATAAACATTTTCAAACATACATCTTGAAGATCCACGAACGAATAGGGCCATATTATTATATGTTGGTAGAGGGTCTGTGTCATCTACAACCTTAACTAATTGGTTATTTATGTATAGGTAGAATCTTCTTGTTGTTCCAATGTCTATGTACTCAACAGATAAGTCATATACCGTTGAGTTTTCTTCAGAACTAATTCTTTGCTGTCCAGTAAATTTT